CCTTATGAATACAGGATAATTAAAGCCTGCTGTGCGCTGTCTCTGTATATCCTACTAGCCAGCAAAGCAACACTAACAGCATCACAAAACAGCCTTTTCTTTTTTTTTGCTTCTTTTTTTTTCTTTATGGGCATGGGAAAAGAGAGAGAGAGCGCAACATTTATATAGTTCAAGCATTTCAAATAATCATGGGAACACAATATAGCCTAAGAAAAAAAATAAATTATTTTCAAACTATTTTTAAAAATATGAAAATTAAAGGAATTTCTTTAGATGAAAAGAAAGTTATTGCTCAATTCTGCATAATTCACGCTTCTACACCAAGAAAAGCAAAAGAATTGATTAAAATGTTTGAAGACGCGGGAGAAATAAAGAAAATAGGCTCGGAAATCGTATCTCCTGAGCTTTTTGAGGAAAAGACAAGTAATAAGTCAACTTATCAAAAAAGTATTCATGATGGCGCTTAAATGGAAAAAATCAATAGTTAGGCAAGAAAAAGACAAATTTAAGAGAAAATTAGAGCCAAAAATAAATAAAAAATTAGAAAAAGCAAGAAAAAACGAAAATCAACAAAAATTATTATGAAAAATTGGAATTTAAAAAAACAAATCAGAGGAAAATTAAGAGAATTAGCCAGATACATGCCAAATAAACAAGTTTGCCTAAATAATGCAATTCATCCAACTGAAAAAGGAAAAAGAGGGGGAAAATTATATATTTGCAATCATTGTGGATTGACTTTTCCATTAAAAGATGTTCAAGTAGACCATATCTCGCCAGTAGTGCCTTTGGATAGGGAAATAGAGGATTGGAACGAATATATTAACCGATTATTCTGTGAAGTAGATAAATTACAAGTTCTATGTAAATCATGTCATCAAATAAAATCAAATAGAGAAAACGAGGAAAGAAGAAATAATGGATTTTGAATGGGACGATTGGCAAAAAAGAGTTTTAGAAACTAAAGGGAATATGGCAATTTGTGCAGGAAGGCAAGTTGGAAAATCTACAATTATCTCAAAAGATGCTGGAGATTATGCATTGAAAAATAAAAATAAAATTATTATGATTATTGCTTCAACTGAAAGACAAGCCTTATTATTATTTGAAAAAGTTTTATCATATATTTATCAAACAGACAAATCTAAAATTATGACAGGGAAAGATAGGCCCACAAAACATGAATTAAAATTAAAGAATGGAACGAAAATTTATTGTTTGCCAACAGGAGATAGCGGATATGGGATAAGAGGTTACACTATTGACAGACTTTATGCAGATGAAGCCCATTTTATTAAAGAAGAAGTTTGGGCAGCAGTTTCTCCAATGCTAGCAACTACAGGAGGAAATATTATTTTATTATCTACTCCATTTGGAAATGAGGGATATTTCTATAGATGTTTTCATGATAAAAATTTCACTTCAATTCATGTAAATACTGAAGAAGTGGCAAAAAAGAGAAAAGAGCCACAAAAAACAAGTATGCTTAATTTTCTAAAAGACGAAAAAGAAAGAATGACAAAACTCCAATATCAACAAGAATATTTGGGATTGTTTGTTGGAGGGATAGAAAGATTTTTCCCTGATGATCTAATTGAAGAAATTTGTATTTTAGAAAAACATAATCCAAAAGGAGATAAATTTCAGGGAATAGATATTGCAAGATTAGGAGGAGATGAAACAGTATTAGTTTCTTTAGATAGGATTAATAGAGAAAAATTAAAACAATTTGATTTAACAATTCCAGAAGGGCAAAGATTAACAGACACAATAAGACTAATAATTCATAAAGACAAAGCAATTAATCATAAAAAAATTTATATTGATGATGGAGGGTTAGGCGTTGGAGTTTTTGATAGCCTATTTGAAGATAAACAAACTAAAAGAAAAATTGTTGCTATAAATAATTCTTCTAGATTTATTGATAAAGAAAGAGGAGAAGATAAAAATAGAAAAAAACCATTAATGAAAGAAGCTCTTTATTTAAATCTTAGAAAATTAATGGAAGATAAGAAAATAGAATTATTTGATAATCCACAAATTAAACAATCTCTTCGTTCTATTCAATGCGATTATTCAGACGGAAAACTAAAAATTTACGGAAATTACTCACATATTGCTGAAGCGCTCATAAGAGCTGCATGGAGCATGAAAGATAAAACTTTAAATATTAGGGCGTTTTGTTAATAATATGGCAGATGAAGGGATTTTCTGCAATCAAGCAGATATGTTAAGAAAAGCAGGAGCAAATGTTAATTCAAATCTCAATGCTGCAAATGATACAACTTTCACTTATTCTAATGATTTCATATCTCAAGCTGAGAGCATTATTAACGCAAGAACTAGGAAAAATTGGAGTGACGTTTATTCTACTTTAAACTCAGACATCAAACAAATATTAAAACAAGTTGCTTCAGATATTGCTGCAACTTATTGTATAAATTATGATATGTCAGGATACACATCAAGAGCAGAAGCTGAAACAATGTTAGATGTTTTGAATAATTCAATCAATAGGGGATTACAATTATTGAAAGATAAGAAAGTTGAAACTTTCATGGAGGAAGCATAAATGGCACATGATTTTAAAAGATTTCCTGAATTGACAAACTCACAAATGCAATTCTATTATTGGGACAGTCCACACAAACAAATAACAGAAGGATTTTTGGCTGAAGTTGTAAAAGTTACAGACGGGGATAGTATAAGAGTAAAAACAGAATTTAGAGATTTTGATTTCCCGATAAGATTAGCAAAAATAAATGCTCCTGAACTAAACGAAGGAGGAGAAGAAAGTAAATCTTGGTTAGAAAAAGAATTATTAGGAGAAGAAGTTTATATTAAAGTTGATAAAAATAATAGAGTTGGAAAGTTTGGAAGATTAATTGGAGAGGTTTTATTATTCGGTGTTAATATAAATTATCAAAGTCTTGCAGAGGGAATGAGTGTCCCTTTCGGACAGGAGGTTTTTAGATGACTATTCCAAGAAGTTATAGAAAAAGCCCAGAAATAATTCAAAGTTACGATTATAAAGATATTTCAAGAGGAATAGGAATAGAGGTTTTATTTCCAGCAGGAACAAATTTAATTAGTTCTTCAACTTATTTAGGTTCAAAAATACAATTAAAAGGAACATATACATTTATTTCTAACCCTTTTGTTTTGCCAAGAACAATAAATGGAATTGTTTATGTTTCAATACCTTTAGGAATTTCAATTCCAGCAGGTTCTGGAACAAATGGATCAAGCACAATATCAACAGTTACATTATCAAAAATTGATGAAGATGGTAATGTAACGACTTTAGCAACACATAATAGTCTAGTAGGATTGAGTATTTCAGAGGTAGCAACAGGAGGATTTAAAGAAACTTCGGGAGTAGCAATATTAAATAATATTGAAAATCAAATAATAAAAAAAGGAGAGAGAATAAGTTTACATATAGTTCATGGTGGAACATACGGATATATGTTTGCAAATCCAAGAGGAACAAGTATTTTATCCGCAACTAATAATGATCACACTTTTACAGATACACAAATGACTTTATTAGTTCCTTTCAAATTAGATATATAAAATGGCAGATAATACAATAAACTCAGCAGTGGCAAGCGATTTAGATACAGCTATGGAAGATTATTCGGTAGATGTAAAACATACTGATGGAGCAACAGGAATTGGAGAATATGAATATGTTAATAATGATTGGGGGCAAAATTTAGGATACTACAAAGAGATCCCTGAATTAAGAGCAGTTATTGACGCCAAAGCAACATGGACAGTAGGGAAAGGATTTGAAGCAGACAATGAAACAACAGGAATATTAAGTTTTTTTGATGGGACAGGATTTGATACTTTCAACACAATTTTAGAAAATATGATTAGAACATATAACATTGGAGGAGATGCATTTGCAGAAATTATTTTTAATGATGAAGGAGAATTTGAAAATTTAAAAGTTTTAGACCCAAGTTCAATAAAAATAATCTCAGATGAATACGGAATAATAAAAAGATATGAACAAATTGCAAAAGCAAAAGGAGAGGACCCAAAGAAATTCAAACCGGAGCAAATATTCCATTTGTCAAGAAATAGAGTTGCCGACGAGATACATGGAGTTTCTATGATAGAAAGTCTTAAAGATATTATTTTAATGAAGAACGAAGCTATGGCTGATTATAAAACTGTAATGCATAGATTTGTAAAACCTCAATGGAAGTTTAAATTAAATACTGATGACCCAGACGAAATTAAAGAATACAAAGCAAAACAAGATGCAGCAACAGGAGCAGGAGAAAACATTTACGAGCCTATGGACGTGTCAGACGCAGAATTAATCGCAGTAGCTCCTAATGCAACTTTAAATCCTATTGCATGGATACAATATTTAGACAAAATGTTTTATGAAGTAGCTCAAGTGCCAAAGATTATTCTAGGGGGAAGTGGAGAATTTACAGAAGCCTCAGCAAAGATTGCTTATTTAGCATTTCAACAAACAATAGAAGAAGAACAGTTATTCATAGAAGAACAAATATTTAATCAATTAGGATTAACTATTGATTTAGAATTTCCTGCAAGTTTAGAGAATGAATTATTATCTGACAATAAAAAAGATGGGGCTCAGAATATAGACGCTAGTGAAACCACAGCAGGAGAAGGACAATGAATGAATTAATTGAAATGTTAAATAATTTTGGATTTCCAATAGTGGCTTATTTATTAGTTTATATTGATTTGAGAAAATTAGTTCAACAAAATACTAAAGTTATTGAAAACTTAATTAAAACATTAAACAGATAAAAATGGGATTATTTAATAGAAGAAGAAAAAAGAAAGGAGCTACAGCGACAGTTTCAGTTAGAGGAGGAAGCAAAGGAAGTACAATGAATATTGGGAGAGGAGGAGGCGGAGCTCCAAGCAACAGAAAACAATCTATTTCAAAAAATAAAAATGAAGTTACAGAATTTTTAGTTGCAGGAGGCTCAGGAGTTAAAAACTATGAAGAAAAAGGAAAGCAAATTTATGAAAGCAACGGAAAAAGAATTGTAGTTGGAGAAGGAGAAAATATAAGAAAATTAAAAACAGGAAAAGGAACAGAATATAAAAAATTAACAGAAGGAGAAGTTAAAGAAAAAAATAAAACTCCATTACATATTGAAAGACAAAATAAAGTTCAATTAGAAGGAGAAGAAGCTGCGAGAGAAATAAGGGGAGAGCCATCAATAGAAGAAATGAAAAATTTTGATAAAGCAAAGAATAATGTTGTAGGAGATACAAAATTTAATCCTGAAGCAATTCCTGAATTAGAAAGAGATGCTGAAACTCTTTTAGGCTCAGAAAGATTATATGAAATTGCAGCTGACCCTAAAACATCAATTGCATTAGGATTTGGAATTTTAACTTTAGTAACTTTAGGAGGTTTTGCTCTTGCAGGAGGAGGAGCTGCAGCAGCAACGGCAGCCACAGGGGGAAGAGCAGTTATTACTAGAACAGCTTATCAAGGAGCTAAATCAGTATTTACACAAAGAGCTTTTACAGGAGCTGCATCAAGAGCAGGGGTAAATAAATTATTCTCAATGTCAGGAAGGGCTGCAGTAACTAAAGGACTGCAAAAAGCAGGAGTTGCAGGAACAAAAAAATTATTATTAAAAAGAGGAGTTCAAATTGGAGCGGCAGTTGTAAGCGCAGATATTTTAATGTCATGGTTAGCTTCAGATAATATTATAAGTGGCTCAGCAATTTATGCGAGAGATGTAGGTAATTTAGTAGAAGAGGGAGCTATGACAGCAGAAGAGGGTTTAACTTATTTAGATGAAATTGAAGGATTGCAAAATTTAGCAAGAGGGAAAGTTCAAGTTTCAGGAAAATATAATCCTTTAATGAGACCTTATGCAAAGCAATTAATGGCTAATGCAGAATTGGGAAATAAAGCCATTGAATTACAAAAAAATAAAATTCAACAGTATTATAATGGAGGTGTGCAATAATGGCAGATGAAGAAAAAGAAACACAAGAAATACAAGAACAGGCTTCGGGGCAACCAGAGAAAACATCAACGGAAACGCTTTATGAAAGAACAGAAGCAATCGTCCAAAGACAAAAAGAAGAAAATGATAGACGAGAAGCTTTAATTGCAAGAGAAGAAGAATTATTCGCAAGAAAGCAATTAAGAGGACAAGCAAACGCAGGAAGCGGAAACCCTAAAACAAAAGAAGAACTTTTGGAAGAAACGGCCAAAAAAGAAGCAGATGAAATTGCAAATGCTTTTAGATAATGGTAAAGAAAAAAAAAGTTATTCAAGAAAGAGAAGCTTTAATTGAAATGTATAAGGCAGGATTTCTAGACGGATATAAAGTTCATGGAAAAGCTAGATCTAAAAAAGACTTTATTGAAATCAATAAATTTTATAAAAAAGCTTTCACTAAAAGATTTATGAAAAGAATAAAGGAGGCAATTAAGAAATAATGCACTTATATCTATTCGCAAGAGGAAAGTTTGAGCAAGTGGAACAATGGAAAGCACATGCACAAGCAGCCTATTGGAAATGGCGAAGAATTAATCAAGAAACAGGAAAAGAAGAAATTACATTAGTTCAGGGAGCATTAAGACCGTCAGTATTTGGAGCTTATGAATATATTTTCCCTAAAGAAGCTTTAGCAGAAGTATGTTCTTTTTTTGGAATAACAAAAAATACAAGTTACGGTTTTAAAAAATTAGGATTGAATGCTAGACATTTTGGATTAAGAAAAATGTTTGGTTGTAAAAAAATTCCTAAGAAGATTTTAGAAGAAGCAAAATTAATTCCTGACAGTTTCTCTACTGCAGAATTTGAGAGAGGAGTTTCTAATTGTAAAATTCCAGGAGTGGCAATCCATGTAATTGGAATTAAAGAAGATAAATTTGATATAATGGGAAATTATTTCCAAGAATTCTTATGATATTAACAGATTTTTTATTAATTATTTTGATTTTAGAAGGATTTTTAGGCGCTTTAATAAAATTATATCAATTGAGAAAAGAGGGAAAGATTTAAATAGTTAATTGATTAATTAAAAATATGGCAAGAGAAGCTGTTTTAAGAGATACAAAAATTCTAACTTCTAGGAGATATTCCTGCGCTTCAGGAGTGGCAATCCCAAAAGGAACATACTTAAAAAATGCAGACCCTCATACTGCTTCTGCTTCTACAGGAACAGGAGACGCTTTCTGTGGTTTTGCTCATGCTGATGTAAATAATTCTACTGATAGTGCTTTTAATACTGAGACTTCTATAACTGCTGATAAAGGCGGTTTCTATGAATTAGTGGCCAGTGGGGCAATTACTGCAAATGCATATGTTAAAACTGCTTCACCGGGAAATTATGTTATGCAATGCACAGATGCAGACATGACAGCATCAATTGCTAATGTAGTAGGAATTGCAAGAGAAGCAGCTTCAGACGGAGAGACTATAAATGTAGAGGTATTCGCATGAGTCCAAAGGAAAGTGCAATAGATAGAGAAAAAGCAAGAGAAAGAGAATCTAAAAAGAAAAAAAGAGGAAATAAGAAATAATGACATTTTACGAAACAGGAGAAGACAAGTTAAGAGCAAAGACCTATGATAATGCTATTAAGCAAATTGCTAATTATTCTTATAAAATGAAACAGTTAGTTTCTACTGTTAAATCAAGTTCATGGAAAAATTACTTTTTTAGAGAACAAACTTCAGTCCCTGAAGGACAAGAAGGAAACGCTATTAAAGGAATTCCAAGAGGAGCAGAATTTCCAAATGCAGTTATTAGTTGGGAACAAGTAAACTCAAGAATTGAGAAATATGGATTAAGCGGAAAAATAGATCATGAAGATATTATTGCTAAAAATATTGATACAAGAAATAGGACTATAAAAAGAATTGCTGAGGGAGTGGCTAAAGCGGTAGATAATGAAATCTACTCAGTTCTTT